GTTAATCTAGCGCTTATGCATGACCACAAGATAGCTATGTTTAGTCCAGAATCTTTTCCTTACGAGGGACACATTAGGCGCCTAGCTAATAAGATTAACTCAACAAATTGCGATAGGGATCTACTAGAACAAACTAAAACATTTATAGAAGATCATTTCTTTTTTATAAAGATTGACATAGAAAATATCAGTCTAAAAAATATTCTAGACAGATTCAGAGAGCTGGTATTTCAAAAGGGTATAAATATTTGTGTTATAGATCCTTGGAATATGCTACAACATGATCAGCAATATGATCTAAGTTACATCTCTAAAATGCTAGGACAGATAACTCAATTCTGTCAGAAAACAAATACTCATCTTTTTTTAGTGGCGCATCCTAGAAAAATGGAGTTTTACAATGGGACTTATAAAGTGCCTACTCCTTACGATATTTCTGGATCATCTGACTTTTTTAATAAGTCATTCTCAAATATTACTGTATTTAGGAAATTAAATAGTCGTACAAAATACGGATCAGATCTAGTCCAAGTCTTTGTCCAGAAAGTAAAAAGGAGAGAGAATGGAACTCAAGGAGTTTTTGAAATAGCTCCAGACTTTCGTAATGGCGGATTTTATAGAGTCTTGGGAGATGATACCAAAGTAATTGTAACTGAAAAGGATTGATTAACTTTGCAGAAATTTATAATTATGAATGAGATAACATTTTATCCCTTATTTGGTTTAGTTTTTGGTGGTAATTACTACAACTCTGAGATGGATGATGTTGATGAGGGCGCATTTAAAAAGCACACAATAGAAGTATTTTTGTTTCTATTTGGTATTAACTTTATATGGTACACTGAACTGTAATGGCATACGATCCAAAAGAATTAGAAAAGAAAGCTCTGGCTGCTATCAAAAAAAATAAACTTATGTTTATTGATCATATAGTGGCTTTTTTGCCTTGCTCTAGAGCTACTTTTTTTAATCACAAACTAGATAAATTAGACAGTATAAAAAAGGCTGTGGAGGAGATGAGAATAGGTAAAAAAACTAAAATGTTATCTAATTGGATTGACTCTGAATCGAATGCTCTACAGATAGCAGCTATGAAAATGATAGCTACTGAGGAGGAGGCGCATAGACTGTCTGGAACTAGGACAGAAATTAAGCACAAAGGAGCAATAGAATCTACATTGATTGAATGGAAGCCAGCGGAATCCAAAAAGTAGAGCAGTTTTTAAATAGGCAGTTTTATGATTTACTATACTCTGATAAAAGGTATCGTGTACATTGTGGTGGATCCAGATCTGGCAAATCATGGGCTTGTTGCCAGTTTATTGCCTATCTACTACAAACTACCAGTAGCTCATTGCTGATTGACATAGTTAGAAAGACTCTACCTAGTCTTAGAGGATCTATCATGAGAGATATGATACAGATACTCCAAGAAACTAATATCTACTGGGAAGGAGATCATAACAAAGCTGAGAATACATTTACCTATAACGGATCAGTGCTGTCTTTTATCTCGTTGGACAT